GTCATAGCCTCAAAAGCATCATCAGCCATAGTTTCAAATTTTTCTACAACGGTTTCTGCTGATTCAGCGTCAACGCCATTGTCTACTAAAGAAGCTTTTCTTTTCATCTTCTTTTCTTTTTTGGCCATTTCTTCTTCTTTCATCTTGTATCCAGCAATGGCTTCTAGAGCAGCCTCTAGTTCAGATTTGACCTTTTTCATTTCTTCGTCTTTTTTAGTCATTTCTTCTTTTGTTTTTTTAGCTGCTTCTTCTTTTTCTGTCTCTTCTTCGTCTTCTGTTTGTTTTTTCTTAGCAGCTTCTTCTTTTTCTGTCTCTAATAGTTTGATTGTCTCTAGTTGACTAGCAACTTGTGTTTCGAGCTCAACAACTCTTTGTGATAGTGACTCTAGATTAGCTTCTGTTTCTGAAGGGGTAGTAACAGATGTATCTACTGTTGTCTCTACTGTTGTATTTTCAACGGCCTCGGTGACTGTCTCTTCTGCCTTGGTTTCGTTTGAACTCATAGTATTATTCTCCACATTTAAGGTTGCCTGAATATCAAATACACCTATATTTGATAAATCTGAAAAATTTTCTATATTATCGGTAACAGGATCTTTAATAAAATCATTTTTAGTAAATATTATACTATCTGGATTAGCTGGTTTGTCAACAAATCCTTTGCCAGAAAATGTTATATTTCGTAATACTCTCCCGACTTTATAGTTATCGTGTTCGCCTAATCCTCCATATGCTCTAAGATGTTTAGTCAAAAAAGCTGTTTCGGAATTACGATTTAAAATTTTGAATTCGCCAGTTGATTTATTTAATAGTCCGTAATCAAAACCCTTAAAGAAACACTCCATACTCACATATTTAGTTCCAGTTTCTATTTCTGCAATGAGTGTCTGGGTACGCTCTACGAGACTAGGAGAAGAAAAACCTCTATAAACTACTGAGCCTGTTAAAATATGAAATTTATTTGGTAGATTTTCTACTGGGGTATTTGGGTCAATCAATACCGAATCGTCAGTAATCGGCCAATTAGAAGTTATATGACCTACTATAACGCCCTCATCATGATTTAGATTGGTGGGCTTATCTTCTGGAGTGTTCTTAGCTGCCCAAACCTCTTCTTTATCAAAAATATCGTCATTTTTATTCCAATTAGATGTAACTAAAATAGACTGTACATAATATAAGTCTGTATCTGTTAAAGAAGCTAGACTTTTAATATGCTTAATATTATGGTTAGTTTTATTTGAAGGCTCAACAATAGAGGCGTAAGTGATGGATGCGCAAGACTTTAATTGGTCTGCTAATCCGTCCTTAATCTCATGTTCAAAAATTTGCATATTAAATCCCCGTTTTATTGGTTTGTTAGTAAAGAATTATACACCATAGAATAGAAAGAAGACCTTAATTGTTTAATTTCGTCCACAGTTAAGTCCCTGTTTATCTGGCTCTTTATGGGTTTGAGCCAGTTGTTGTAACTATTAACTACCGTTGTATGGTCTTGTGATTGAATATTTGCGAACACTTGGCCAATGGAAGAATCGTCTATTGTGCAGAATGGTTGTAGACTTAGAAGTATTTTTGTTTTGATGATGTCCATCTCCTTAGCCTCTGCTTTAGATAAACTTCTGAGATTTTTCTTATTATAGAAATCTAATAGGATGGGGTTGATGGTGCTATTAATTTTGTCTTGTGCTTCATTAGCCCATAACATCAGGTGGGCTCCTGTTTGCGGGGAAAACTTTTTTGTTTTTCTTTGTTCGGAATCTTTGCTTAGTTTCGGTCTTCCTTGGCCTGAAATACCTGGCAATGATTCTGGCGAATCATTTGCCAACTTCGTTGAAGGACCTTGCTGAGCAGTCTTTTGTTCCATCGCTGTTTTTTCGCCACCCTTCTTTTTTTCAAGATCAAGACCCACTTGGCTTGGCGTTACTATACCTGTTTGTAAAGCTATCTTCTTAAGAGCATTTTCTACTTGTGGATCATTCCAAGGTCCTGCTTTTGGAACCATTCTATCAGAAGCCCTTTCTCTTGTTTCTCTATTGAGCCTGCTCTTTTCCATATCGGGATCAAGACCAAATTTTACTTGAAGTAATTCATCGCTAATTAGATTTCTATCTGCTAATTGAATTAATAGAGCTTTTTCAGAATCTTCGTTACTAAGATCCATCCTATCAAATTCTAGTTTAGCTGAATACTTGAATCCCATAGCCTTCTGTACTAATTCCATTTCTTGTTCCCAGAAAGAGATTAGAAGCTCTCTTCCGTACTGAAGTCTTTGGGTTAGTGTTTTAAGAGAGATAAAATTATTAGTTGTTCCAGCAGCACCGAATGTTCCCGTGAGTGTTGGAGGAATACCCAGTCCTGCATAAACTGAATTTAAGTGTGGAATATATTTACCTTCGCCAAGAAATTGATGAACAGAGGTTTTAGATTCTAATAGTTCAATATCTGGACCCCAAACTAAATCCATGGTACCGCCACCTACATTGTTACCTAAAATACTTGCTAGTTTGGCTGTGGCTGCTTTGGTAGGGGCAATTTTATGTTCTAGACTTCCTAGTTTAAAAATACGAATATTAGATATAGCCCCATCAAGAGCTGCCATATCAGCGAGTTTTAACTTTTCAATTACCGTAATATCATCCATGATTGAGTAGACCATCGGATAGGCCCAACTCTGCCAATCGTCTTTTTTATAGTGAAAAACTAGTGTCTTGTCTGGGTCTAATGGATATGGTTTTTTTGTTTTAGCTGCTTCAAGAATCTGTGATGGTAGTTCATTGATAATTGCTCTTTCGGCATCGTTCTGAGGCGAGTTAATAGTTTTTCTTAAAATAGCTGGTAATATTAATTCATATCTTTTATTCATTACGAATGAAGATAAAGCGCCTGCTGAAACTTCAACAAATGTGGGATCAATAAAAGTATATCTCCAAGGTATCTCTCTTTTTTCTGTTGGAATATTATTAAGTTCATTGATTTGGAGGTCAGCAGCAGCGTTGGCCTTGTATAGTTGTTCGGAAACCTTTAGACTAATCTTTCCTGTTTGTCTATGTATAACAACATTACCTGTTCTATATACATTATTGAGTAGTCTTTCGCTTCTTTCTTTTCCTCCTATTTTCTTAAACCATCTTCGATAAAATCTTTCTATTCTCTTGTTCCTGTGAGTAAGTCTGATTCCCTGAGATGCAAAATCACCCATTAAATCAATTACATTCTTAACCAAACCAACCTTCTGATAAATTTCATCAGCTCTGCGGATGATCTCTTTAATTCTTTTCGGTACTGCTTCGTCCGGTCGGAAAAAGTCATAATCTGATCTGGTTAGTCCAGGTCTACTTCCGGTCTGCCCATCTAGATTAGAGTAGTCTACCCTGTAAAATCTACCAGCCTGTGCTCTCTGTACTAAAGTAAATTCGTCCAAAGACTCAGATGAAGTATTTAAAGCTTGCTGTTTACTGGCTAAATCGTCTCCCCATGTGACATACGCTTGTTCTGAAATGTGGGGAGATGCGTCTTGAATGATTGGATTTTTAGGTTCTTTTTTAGCCATAATATTTTACATTCGTATTGTGATTGGATTACATTACTATTATAGAAATAAATACACTATTGTCTGTAAATTCCTGTATATATATCATCATTAGCTCCGGCAGTAAACCAAGATGGGCCTTTATAAAGTTGCCCATTTGATTTTTCTATATCTCGAAGATTATTGCCAATTACTTCATACTCTATTGGCTGTAACGATCTTTGTGCTTGTCTGGCTAACATATTTGCTATTACTAATGAGCTATATCTATCTTTTCTTAATCTTCCCTTTTTTCCTTGTTGTAGCTTAATCTCCGGGGTGTCCCAGCGATCTCTAGCATTTGGTCCTTGGCTAGTTTGTGTCATTACTATTGTTGTTAGCTCATTTTTTAGTTCTTCAATCTCTAGAATACATTCGCTTAGATTATCATAAATAGGATTAAGGTCAGCTTCTAAAATATCTCTACCTTCTTTATCTATAGCTAAACCTAAAGTTAAATTATCGAAGCGAGGAAATAGTAAAATTTTATCTTCAAAGTCTTTGCGTAATCCGTGATTTGCCTGACTGGTCCATTCTGCTTTTGCGAATTGAATAAGTTCTAGTATATGTAATCCTGATTGATCATCTGTGTCTCTGCTCTTATTGGGATCGATAACGGGCCAAATTAAAGCTTCTTCCTTTTCGAGTTTTGATGGATCATGTAGAGCTTCTTCAATTGCTACTCCTCCTCCTTGGGCATCCATACCTATTCTATTACATGGAAATACTTTCATTAAGTTGCGTATTTTACGAGCACAAAAACCATAGAAGTCATGTTCTTTAACGAGTCCTGTTTTTTGTCTATCTTTAAAGTTGGTACGATTAGTCGTCCAACAATAAACTATTCTGGTATGGTCTGGTTGGACTTCTAGTATAACGATACTAAAGTTGTCTTGTTCACTTGCTGGGTCTATCCCATAGATGTATTGACATTTAGGATCTCCAACAATACGAGCATCAAAGAAGACTGGTTTCTCTCGAATTATAATGGGTTTTGTCTCTGACACTACACATCCCTCTATGAGACTTCTCTTAAAAAATCCCTCACTGTCGCTAATAAAACATGCTGCATATTCCATATTATAAATACCGCTATGGATAGTCGCCTTCGCTCTACTGACCTGTTTATCGTCCATGAATCCCTTAGGAATTAATTCATAAGGAATACGTATTATACTATAGTCTCTCCAGTTAAAACTATCTGGTACTTCTCCCTGAAACATTTCTTGTAGCTTGCCTATATCTCCTTTGCTCTCGATTATGGTTTTGTATCTTCTCCAGTACTGAGCAAAATGTTTAAAGCTATAGTCTGCTGTTCCTGATATAATTGCTTGATTGCCCATTTTTTGTGAGAGTGTTTCTAGATCCTCGTTCCAAACTCCTGCCTCACTCATTGCTAGTTTTTTAGCTTGCTCTTTAACATTTTGGATAGGACTTGCTGATACTGCTGCGAACCCTGAGACTACGGTTTCGTATATTTCAGGACTAATGGATGCAAATTCGTCAGCGATAATAATGTGTGCACGTAAACCTCTAATTTTACTACCGTCACCCATTGGAATAGCTATAGTCCAGCTATCCCCTAACCTCATAGTACATCTATCAACGTCTTTTCTTGGTCCGTCATCATTACCACTAAAAATACTTCGTAAAATAGGACTATTGCGCCAAATAGTTTCCATGTATTCAAAAATAATTTTGCTTTGACGAAACGCAGCACCAACTACTACGATCTTAGTTCCTGGATAAAAAACACAACGCAAAACACAATAGAGAGCTAATAAGAAACTTTTACCCCAACCTCGACTAGCAATATACATAGGAAAGGGACGAATCCAAAATTCTTGCAAAATAGCCATTTGTATAGGATGTAGCTCAATATTAAATAAGAGCTTACAGGTGGCACCTATATATTTAGGATTTCTTAATAGTTTCATGAGATGAAGATCGGGATTTTCAATCTCTATCTTACTTCTATGAATCATAGGATTATCTAACGTTGTGACCTGAGATAGGTCACCTAACCCTAGCCAAGCATCTTCATAGATCTTTTGATCTCTGGACTTTTTCAATATAATGCACCTTTTTTAGAATGAACTCGGCTGTTTTTTCAGCATTGGATGGAGAACCACAGAACATAATTTTGATATTGTGATTAAGTTGTAACTCTAGGATATGTTTCATAATAAAGGCTGGAGTAATCTTGATTTTGCCCCAAAGCCTTCTTGGAAGATTAGAGCCAATAGGATAGTTGAGTACTTGTTCTAGATTAAATTCCAATAATATAAAAGCATATTTAAATTTGCTCATTCTATCTACAACATCTATAAATCTAGATTCTGTAATATTGTTAGCTATTTCATTTATACTTTTTTTACGCTCTATACAAATAACATCTTCCAGTCCTTCAATACTATAATCTCCAGTGTCCAATTTACGATTAGCCGTAGTGTAGTGTTCAAAACTCCACGGTTGTTGCTCTCTGGTGTCTATAATTATAGTAAAGTCATCGTGCTTAGTCATCTTCCCCCACAGGCAGATTAGCCTTCAGCTTACGAGATCTATTAATAGCCCTCTGAACCATAGCCTTACCGACCATATCAATAAATGGCAATCCTCTCTTCTTTGCTTCATCTCTAAGCCAAGATAGAATAGTTTCCATGTTTTGTTCGCACCAATCTGGTCCTTGATCATTCATTTCTAGGGCGTGACGACGACAAGAGCAAGTCGAAGAAGAGCTAATACCAAGGGTCTTGATCATTCCTGTTAAGATAGATCCCGGGCCATTTGGGTCTTGCTCAAGAGTTCTTGGATACATTGCCTGAAGACTAGCTTGAATATCGTCTCCTAGTCTGGCCTTTAATGCGGCTTCTGCTTGTGCCTGAGTCCAATCTCCCATAACATCATACTGATCTCCTGTGAACAAATAGATATGTGCTGGAGTATTGTCGATTCTTGCTACTACGCTTTTTTCATGAGGAGTATCTATATACGATATTTTTAGCTCGTTTAAAATAATCGGTTCTGGAGTAACAACCTTGTTTGTGCTGTTGTCTGTGTAAGGAGGAGGGTTTAGCGTAATTGGCGAGTTTAATGTAATCATGGTTTTTTCCTTTTGTTGTCTTTGATAAATTTTTTAGATGTTAGAATCTGCAAGAATGAATAACTATAATCTTCTTCCATCCCTTTAATAAGGTCATGATGTTGTTTACACAAGGTAATTCCATTATTGATTTCAAATCTTAGTCCAGGGAATTGTGCCCAAGTTTTGATATGGTGAGCATTAAGTCTTTTTTTACATCCGCAATTAGGCCATTGACACTTATATTCATCTCTTTCGTAAACTGCTTTACGCCATTTTTTATATTGAGGATCTCCAAAATTTCTAAACATGAGCTAGTCCTGGTGGTGGTCCTCCCAAAACAAAATTAAGATGTCTAGCCGTTTGATTGGCCGATTCAAAATCTGAATACACCATATCAGAAACCAAGTCTTTAAAAGATATTTGTGGTTCCCATCCTAAAGAATCTCTTGCTTTAGTAGAATCCCCTTTAAGATAATCTACTTCTGCTGGCCTGTATAAGTTAGGATCTATTTCTAGATAATCTTCGTAGTTAAGATTAAATAGTCCAAAACTAATCTCAAGAAATTCTTTTACTGTGTGTGTTAATCCTGTAGCCACAACAAAATCTTTGGGAGAATCTTGCTGAAGCATCATGTGCATTGCTCGAACAAAATCCTTGGCGTGTCCCCAGTCTCTATTAGAATAAATATTTCCTAATTTTAAAGGACGATAATGAGAGCTATGTAAAAATCCATTTAATAATTGTGCTATATATTTTGTTATCTTACGAGTAACAAAGTTTTCTCCTCTTCTTGGACTTTCATGATTAAATAGAATACCACAGCAAGCATAGAGTCCATAACTTTCTCTATATATTTGAACCATTCTGTGGCTAGCTAGTTTTGCTACGGCATATGGACTCTGAGGAGCAAATGGAGTATCTTCGTTTTGGTATTTTCCGTCATTTCCAATAGTATAGTTTTCTCCAAACATTTCGCTTGTGCTAGCTTGATAAAATTTAGTTTTTGGAGATCTAACTTTGAGTGCTTCTAATAGATTTATTACCCCTGTTGCATTAATCTCAAAAGTTGTGGAAGGCTGTTTGAAACTAGTGCCAACATGGCTCTGTGCTGCTAAGTTATAAAACTCGTCTGGAGTATGTTTTTCTAGAACTCTAGAGCAATCGCTCGGATCTGTAATATCAAATTCTTCTAGTTTAAAGTTTGGATGTTCTAGAAGATGTTGTATCCTTTCAAAACTATTTGTGCTGCTTCTTCGATGTAGTCCAACAACGGTATATTCTTTTTCTATTAGTAGATCGGATAGATACGATCCATCTTGTCCTGTTATGCCAGTAATTAGTGCTGTTTTGCTCATAAGTTATTCCACACTGTCCGGAGTTAAAAATGGTTTATCTACTACTTTATCTTCGTACGAATGATATTCTTCTAATTTTGATTTATACTTATCTGTTGCCATGGATAGAATTTCCATTTCTCTACCTTCTTTTTCTCTTAGTGCTTCGTCTTCTAGCATTCTGATTAGTCCTACCCAAGAGCTTTTTCCATCTTCTATTCTTTTAATTCTTTGTTCTCGTGTTGCTTTTAAGTCTTTGCTGATCTTTTGTTGCTCATTTAAAAGCTTAGTATATTCATTAGTATAGTTCGCAATACTATTGCGAGCAAAGCTCAGTTGTGTTTCTAAGTTAGCTAATTTTGGAATATCTCTGTCACTTTCAGGTTTCTCGTATTCTCTATCTACTTGTTTTTGTAGTTTTTCTGTTTCTGCTATGTGTCTCTTACGTTCTTTCATGCTTCTATTAATTAGTATGTCTATGGTAATAAATTGCTTTATTTGCAGTTCTTCTGCTGGTAGAACGTCTTCTCTAAACTGCTTAATAAGTCCTATCCATGTGTCTTCAAAATATCTTAGTTCCCCAGTGTCTTCATCAAATTGTCTGAGGATTTCTTGCCAGAAGGTTTTAGAGTGTAGCTTTCTGCGCAGTGTCTCGTCATCATTCTTGTCTTCGTCAGAAACTAAGAGTCTATTCTCTTCTATATATCTTTGAATAGGAGGAGGATTTCGATTAAGAGACGACGCAATCTCAGCCACAGAGAGAGTCTCAAAATGTTCTCTTATGAACTGTTCTTCGTCGAGACTTAATTGTCCTCGTTTTCTTGGTACTCGTTTAGATTCCACTGGTTATCCTTTAATAGTTCTTGAATGTGTTTTTGAAGCTTAACTAATTGTTGTTTAGGAATTTTGGTTCCATGTTTCAGTTTTAAGTAACTCTCACGAAATTCTGCTTGTATGTTCTGATCTAGGAATTTAATGATTTCTTGGTTCTGTATATTAATAAATAGTTTGTCTTTAATCAAAGACTGATGAATATTTTCTTGATCGTTAATATACGAGGGTTGCATAATATTCTTTTTAGAATCATTACGGGTTGCCCAAGCAGCATATAGTTCACAATCCTGTTTATTAGTAAATTTGGAGCATTGATTAGATGAGCACTTGTATGTTTTATCAAAAAGAGGACAGGTCAAGCATGGCTTATCTGGTCTTTGATAGTTATTCCTCTTGTAATTAAAAAGACGATTTCTTACGTGTGTCCATAAAAAATTCTCTAGTGGTCTTTTATGGTCGTATCTTTCAAGGCCTTCCAAAGCAAAAATCGCTGCTTGCTGTTTCATATCATCGAAATCATGGTATCCGAATTTAAACTTATTCGCTAATCTTCTACTTATATTATCTAGTACGATTAAAAATTCTTCTTCTGAAACACCATGTAAATTAGGGATATTCTTTTTGCTTTTCTTAGTCCTTATTTGTATCTTCTTCTTCTTGTTTGGCATCTATTAGTTCTGCTATTGTTTTGGTTTGAACACATTCAAAGTCCGCCGATACGTCCTGTATGCTGCCAACAGCTTTGACTTCCAATATGGAGTCTGTAATATTAATTTCAGGATTTATCATATTTTCTCCTTGCACAAAACTTGTCAATATGTAGTATAATAGAGTTATATAGTCTTTAGTCAATATTTACACCAAAAGGAACCATTTTATGGCTAATTATAAAAAGTGGACAGACGCTGAATTAAAGTTCATTAACGAAAACCAAAAACTTCTTAGCGATGACGAATTGGCCAATAAACTTAGCCAAATGACTGGTCAAAATGTTACTACAAGCATGATTCGTAGACAAAGACGAAAGCTAGGAATTAAGAAGGCTAAGGGTCGAAGGCCTAAGATTAGGGTTGTTGAAAGTCCTGAGGAAAATAACACACAGAATGTTTGACTTACTAATAATGGTGAATAAATAATAAATTAGGGATAGCCGTAGTGGGCTGTCCCTTTTTTATTGAACGTTCTTTAAGCCTCGTGTAAAAACAAACCTGCGACCAGAACCAGAAGAAGACGCAGAAGAAAATCCCATTCTTTCTTGTTTGGTATGTTGAGTTGAAGATGTGTCTATTACAACCCTATTTGGATTGTGTATGTTCGGTCTTGCTTTATTTATCAATCCTATAAAAGATGTATCTTCTATAGATGGATAGACAGAATCGATATGTTCTTTGTGTTGTTTTGGGGCCCATGTAATAGTATCTAATAATTGAATTTCAATGTATGGATAGATTAGCACTGGAATTTGATATAATCCATTATGAAATTGATAAAGAATACGGTGTCCGTAATTATAGTAAGCTGAATTATTCATAAATATTTCTATATTAATATGGGTAGTTTACTTGACCTGGAATAAATTTACCATCATCTATAACAATTATGTCTCTTGGGGTAGGTGTTTCTTTAGAAATCTTAAGTATTGGAAAATTGGTCATCGGAACGCCAAAATTAGCATTAAGAGTAAGATTGTTTTTGATTGAAGACGGAATACTCGTATTAATCATTTGAGCCATGTTTACTGTGGTAGATAAATTACCTTGTATAAAATTAGATCTTGATGGAGTACTGGAATCTGGAACACCAGCTTTAGGAATCCTTGATCCGTCGTGTTTCATGAACGAACCGTCTGGTAAAAATACTCCATCTGAGTAATTTAATTGTCCATCATTGTCGGATCCTGTCTCGGGACCGCCAGGACCGCCAGGAC